AAAATCGTGTTGTGCTGTATTAATTGGCGGACGTTTGTCACTCTCAGGAACCAGTGTTGGTTTCCCTGGAGGCTTTTCAATGTAGCTTCCTAGAACTTCCTCAAATCGCTTCTTACCGATAAGAGAAGTCATGGCAGTAATGCCTAGAAGCTTTTGTTCATATGGATCAAAGCCTTCTGCACTGACGGCTTTAGCAACCGCAGCTTCATCGGTGTATCTTCGATTGGAGCGTCCTTCGACAAGCTTCCATCCGTTCCACTGTTTTCCGCTGACCGCTGCTTGAAGTGCATAATCTTTGATATCTGATGCCCAAGAGATTAGACCATCGATTTTACTTAGGATGTCTTCAACCTCGTAATCATCCAGTAGAGGGGGCATCTTAAAGTCATATTTAGCCAGTTCCATGTTGTGCTCAGCTCTGGTGCGGCATTCATGCTTTGCTTTACAAAACCCACACCACTCACCACACTTGAAGTCTCCTTCACCAGCGAAGGCCAGCTCTGCGGTTGGCTTAAGAATTTCATTAGCCCATTGTGATAAGGATTCTTTAGATACTGTGTGGGTGGATATGTTGTTTCTACGAGGCTGATAGATAGTCATGGAAACAGTATCGATGTCATAGATTCCATCGAAGATTTCTAGGGCACCTAGTGCATAGAGCTTCATCTGCGGATTATCTTCGGCTTCAACTAAAATCCCCTGTCCATGCTTGTAGTCGCATACGTGGATATGGGAATCAGCTATGATCAAGCAATCTCCGGTTCCGAAGCCGCCTTCAACGTACTTAGAGAAGTCCAGCCTTTGTTCTATAAGAACAACTGGGTCGGCGCATTTTTCTTTTGCAGCTTCTACCAGCTCAAGAATGAAAGCTACATAGCCATTCGTACATTCTTCCATCTCTTCCCTGTAGTAGGTGAGATTCTCTGTTGGATCCTTGGCAAGGAATCCAAGAGCAACTCTTAATTTGTACTCACATAGGGTATGAGCATCGGTGCCTTCAGCAGCGTAGCTACTTCCTTTGTCTTCATAAGACTCACTGAGCCTTACAGAAGGAGGACAATTTAACCACCTATGAGATGAAGAGGCTGAAAGAAGTGCATGCTTACCCATTTCCAAGTACCTCGGCGTCTGCTAGGAGTGCTGAATAATCGGAAGCATTAATTTCTGACAGCTTATCAGCGCCATACTTTTGAAGTAGCTCCCGAATTTTTGTGGTATGGCCATCTCGACTTTTTTCAGCCAGAAGCGCTCTAACTTCTTCCAGCGTTATGGTCTTTTCTTCTGGAGCAGGTGTTTCTGGTTTAGCTGGTGTTGGTTCATCGCTACTACTGAACATGCTGGAAAGAGACTGAGATATGCCTATCAGCGTTTCACCACATTGGTTCAGCTCTTTCACTAATAGAGAGAGTTCACTCATTTTGCCCATCTGGTTTTCCTCCTTTTTCTTTCTCTTGCTGCGATAGCGTTGTAAGCTTCTTAGCAAGGCGTTTTGACACTACGCTGATGGCGGTGAGAACATCGGCCAGTTCTTCATCCATTTCAGGATCCCGGCTCTGAGTGTCAGTTTGGTTTGCTTGATTCTGCATTGTTTAACCTCCGTTCCGAGGGCTGTTTTGTTCCCCTCAACCTTCACAGGACAAAAGTGAGAAGTTTGAGTAATGACTTTGAAAAATAGTTTTTATGATGCCCTCTGATATCCACAGGACACCAGAGGGCATTTTGAGTAATGAATTACATCCAGTCTTTTAGGACTTCTCTTAGTTGGGAAAAAAGCTTGAGTTTGCGATTGTTGACTGTCTTTTGAGCGCAACCAATGCACTCAGCAATTTCTCGTTCGGTTTTTCCTATGCTAAAGAGCTCAGCAATACGGCGATTCTCCGGGTCTAGTTCATCCAGGGCAGCGAATAGTTCCTCTAGAAGAAGCTTGTCCTCCACAAGTTCATCAATATTGACTGAATCAGGAACGTCGAAACCATCAGCACTGAACTTGTCCAATGACAGAACACTACCGGTTCTTTGCTTATCGCATGTACTACAATCCTCCATACAGCGCTTTGTTCCACCTTTTCCATTGCTAATGGTGCAGCGTTTTTCACGTTCTTGACGCTTTTTATCGGCCCACAATGGCTGTTTGTAAGCTCGATAAACTTCCTCTGTGACTTCAACGACTTGGTCCTCGATAGTTAAGTGCCATGTACCGTCATAAAAGTCCTTGTTCGTTGGTTGGTCGTGATTTGCATTGTTTTTCATTTGATTTCCTCCTTTGATTGACAATTGAATTTTTTGTGTGTTAAAATGAATTAGTGTGATTTGCTATGAATTGAATTAGTTTTTGGGCAATAAAAAAAGCCCTTGTGAATCACTCACAAGAACTATCCAAATCTTGATAGGGTTAATGTCTAGAAAAGATAAGGTTAATAGCGTTAATAAAGTCAAAAGTTATCTATGGAGGCAAAAAAGTGACAAATACTGCATATCCGATTTTATGTGGCGGCACTTTCCTCACACAGATTCTACAATCGAGGAAACCTACTGCATCGCGTCGCCAGCGTACCCAAGGTACGACTGAAATTTTTCGCGAGCCCGATGTCTTGTTCGGACTCATGAAACTTGTACAACCTGACTACGTAAAACCTGCAGGCGAGACATTTAGAACATATACAACCAATTATAAAAAGTGTGCAGAATATACGCCGGATGACTTGAAGTTTGAAAATGAAATAGTCATTACGGCGTTTTTAGAACGCTTAGAAACGGACTATACTGCTGAATTGGATAAGGCAATTACATTTTGTAATCGGTTTATAGACATTGGAACAACTGCGCAGAATGATGTCTTGCTCATTAAGCGGCTTATAGAAGTGATTAGAGATGATAGTAGTATTAATGAGGAAACTAGATTTATCATAGGTAGAGATGGTACAGATATCACTAAAAGAGAACTTTTAGAGGTGGAAGAAATTTATCTTCCTGCTTTTCTTTTAGATATATGGAAGTTTATCGTGACGGAGCGAAAGGATAACCAAATTGGGGCTGTAACAATATCTGCATGGAAGCATCCCACAGTGCAAGGTCGATATTCTGGAAATGATGGTTCGACTATTACACAGACTATTAAGGTCCTTTGTGATGTTGTTGAAGAATCCGAGGATTCAAATGATGAAATGCAGGAAGCGGCAACGATTGAAGAAATAAATATTGAAAAATTCATAATGCCAGATGTTTATACTTATCTTCGCAATGTTGAAGACAGATATAAAACAATAAAAACTTTACTAGATCCGGACAATCCAAAACTGTTTTATGATTTTTACGTGTGTAACGGAATAAGATGCCGAACTCAGGTGAGTCGAAGTATGCCTCGACAGCGAAACTTCTTCATGATTGAAGATGCGACGGTTGAGAAGATTGCTCAGTATACGAAGTTTGCCATTCTTTGTGGTACCGGGGGACTCGGAAAATCCATGATGATGCGACATCTTTTATTAAACGCTATTGCAAATTTCGATGATCTTAAACTGTTTCCGGTCTTCGTTCCATTGAAAGATTATGATGAAAATGTAGCTACTTTGTTCGAGTACACATACTCAAAAATTGTTACATTTGATAGAAGCTTAACTGAGAGCCAATTTGAACAAATACTTGATAATGGTTCGTGTCTATTGCTCTTTGATGGACTAGATGAAATTAGTGCAGGTTATAGACGTAGGTTTGAACGTGAACTAGATGAAATGACTGATAAATACACAAAGAATATGTATGTCTTATCTTCGCGTCCATTTCAATCCTTCGTTTCATTTGAGCGTTTTAATTTATTATATTTGATGCCTTTTAATCCAAGGCAGGCCATGCGATTAATTGATAGGTTAGAATTTCGTCCGGATGAACCAAAAATTAAAAAAAAGTTTCTGAGTCTATTAGAAAAGGGGCTTTTTCGTACACATCGGTCTTTCACTGAAAACCCACTATTATTAACCATTATGCTGTTGACATTTGAGCAATTTGCTGAAGTGCCTTCAAAGATGCATATATTTTATAGGGAAGCATTTGAGGTTTTAGCTAAGCGTCATGATGCGAGTAAAGGTGCTTACAAGCGTTCTTTAAAAACAGGGTTGTCAGTTGATGCTTTTGAAGATTATTTTGCTGAGTTGTGCTTCCGTTCTTATAATGATGAAAAGTTTGAATTAACCGTTGATGAGTTTACCAGATATTACAATGTGCTTAGCGCGAGAGCGACGGCTAACGATAATAAGACAACAGCGAGAGACTTTCTTGAAGATTTATGCTCAAATTTGTGTCTGATGTATTTTGAAGGCGATAGATATCACTTCACTCATAGGTCTTTTCAAGAGTATTTCTGTGCTTTGTTTTTTTCTAAACAAAAAGACAAGTTCATAAGTAGACTGGGAGATTTTTTCGAGCGACATCAACGCCGTATGTATGGAGACCGTACATTCTATATGATGTACGATATGATTACAGAAAAAGTAGAGGAATATATTTTCTTTCCATTCTTGAGCTCATTGCTTGATAAGTGCGATAAAGCAGATGGCTATTGGACTTTCCTTGAAGAGATGTACCCTCAGATAACCTACTCGTCTGAGGACGAGTATCGATTTTCACGAAGACTTGCTGAACCAAACTCTTTCATATTGAATGCCGCCTTGGAGATATACGGATTCAATAAAATCGGTATCGTTCGGAGGGAAACACTCTCAGATCTTCCTTATTATGAGGAATTTGAAATTGAGAGAATTCCTCGATACAAGTTAGTGTCGTATGTCACCAAGCAGGGAGATGAAGAGATCGATGAGGTCGAAGATGAAAATGCAGGCTATGTATGTAGATTTGTTGTCGCGGAAGTCCGACAGCAACCGGAATATTTCGAAGAACTGCTAGAAGTACTCAATAGTGACGATTTCATCTTAAAGAAGCAATATAATGCTTTAAATCAGTACATGATAGACCTAGCAGCGAAACAAAAAGATGAGAATGATAATCTGCTTGATTTGCTGTAATGCGTGAATAGGATTTTTATATGTGTTCATACTAAATCATATCAAATAAGAAAAAAACATTGAAAATCGACGAAAGATATGTTCTACTTAAGATATGGTTGGTGCTGGATCGATTATAGGAGGAATACAAATGACTAACGAACCTGAAAAGTGGTCAAGTCTTGAGGAAATCGCTGAACATTTAGGTGTTAGCAAAGACACAATCCGTAACTGGATTAAAAAAGACGTCATTCCATATAGAAGGATTGGCAAACTTTATAAGTTCAAAATTTCAGAAGTGGATGAATGGGTCGATAGCGGCAAGAGTGCTGAGATTGACTAAGATCACTAAAGAAATATATGTAAGCGAGGTGATTAAATCGAATGGATAGAAATTTAAAATACAATGGAGGACTGACCGCAGAACAATTTCTGTTTTACGAGATAAGAATTGTTTCAAAATTGTACCTTGAGGGGAAATCAATTGATGAAATAATTGAGTATATAAAAAGCGATAATCTCTTCCAGTACCCAACTGAAAGAAAAATATCAAAATTGGCAAGGGCCTGTTATAAGAGAATTGTTGCCCTTGATAATCCAAAACTGGTATACGAATTGGCGAACGCACCAGTAGAAGTAGCAAAGCAAATAAATCTGTATGCAATGATGTGCTACAACCGCCTTGTCCGTGAGTTTATGATTGACCTTATAGGCGAGAAGTATCGCCAACAGGATTTCTCGTACACAAAAAAAGACATCAATGTGTTCTTCTCGCGATTGCGAGAACAGAACGATGACATCGCCGCATGGAGCGAGCAAACATTAGCGAAATTGAAACAGGTGCT